AGAGATCGTACGGACGTTTTGTCCGTACGGTCTCCTATGCTAAGTGCTACTTTACCCGAGTAGCCTCGGTGTACGTGTTTTACACGTGTGTCGATACGTTTCTATTCTTTACTTAAGAGCTTTGTTGAGACGTTTCGACGTCCATCAATTTTCTTAGTAGCTTATAGTAATGTTATGTTGTATATTAAAAATCTTTTATCGCAAGTATGGAAGAGTTAAACTAACTTCCGCCAAACCCCGTTTTCCGGATTTTCCCAAAATCTGTACAGGCTATGTATTTTTGCCTGTATGCACCAGAATTAAAGGTGTATCTTTTCACGATCGTGAATTTTTGATCGTGAATGTTATATGTTCTGCACACACTCAGTGGAGTGTGTGTTATATGTTATTTTATCTGGATTTGTAAGAAGTCCGAGATTGTAATTACCTACCAGCTTAATTAGAAGGTTCCAATTCCTGTTGATATGGTGAGGTAATAGCCATTAAGCTTAATACGCGCGGCCAATGAGAGCCAGCTGCTGCTGAAAACTGTTACCGATACCCTGCCTTGGAGGAGGATTTAATTTAACTTTTGCAATACCCGAAGCTATACTCTGTTTCAGCATGTGTTACTGCACATGTAGGGTCGTTCACCTCGCCCGCCATTTCCCAGAGTCCCTTTCCTAGGTGAGCCTAATTGCTTACTGGAGTGTTAATTTGCTCGAACACACTTAGATCTAGACTGTTTATATACCTTGTACCACGTACGTTAGCCTGCTGCTGGCAGTTTCTCACAAGAGTGTAATTAATGTATATGAACCGCCTGTTTACCAATCATGACAAGTATTTTTATGAGAGTAAACAATGGCAAAAGTGAACAAAACAGGCTTGGACTTAGTTCCCCCCACCGTCTTGCAGATGTTGTTGGATCCCCCTTCCTCGAACCACAAGGATTTAACCTTTTCCAACCATTTGCTGAGGCGAAGAATGAGGTAGATAAGGCGTTTGATGTCTACAATCATTTTAAAGATGCACAACGATTGTTAGCGTACAATGGCACGACGGAATCCGACATTGTAAATAATGTTGTCGCCCGTGCCGAAGATCTTCTTTCCTTTCTTGTTCTATTGAGAGATGTATCTTCTGTTGCTGGCTTTATAGCCACTGTCCACCTTTACGTCCGTACCCATTATCCCGCACCTATCACTCCATTGATTTGGGAGCAGATTAAGCCCTTATTTGACCAAATGACTTCTGTGGTCAAAGATAATCTTGCACCCCAAGGATCTGGTATTGTTGACGATTCTATGAATGAGATCCGTGGTATTATCTCCGATTGGCGTCGTCATCGTGATGGTCCGTTGGGACAGATGTTTGGCAATGTCGTATCTATTCTTGTATCTTTTGGATTTTTCCCTGAGTGGGAAAACAACGGTTTCCAGAGTTCTTTTATGAAGGCTTTGAAGGTTAAGACCTGGAACGTCCAGAAAGATGCCGTGAATTTCATGGATATGATTACTGATACGCTATTGTTCTTCCTATCCCGCGGCTATGCCGCTTATTTGACTGGCGATCTCTCTCTTTTGTTGTTTGCTGATGATGAGGCACAAAAGATGGAGGATGAGTATTCTTTGCTCATTTCTGCTTTGCCCCTTCTGGAAGCAGGTCGTCTTGATGACCTTGCACGTTTTGGCCAATCTATTATTGATGCTTCGGATTATGAGATTCGTCTCGAGAAGTTGATTGCCACAATGTTGCAACTCCTACCGACTGTCCCTAAACCAGCTGCGTCCCAACTTGGTGCGAAGATTTTGAATCTTAAGAAAGTTCGGACAAAGCTGATTTTAGCCCAACAACAATCGTGTATTCGTGAAAAACCCTTTACTGTTATGATCCACGGCCCTAGTGCTGTTGGAAAATCTGAGATCAATGCGAAGTTGATTAAGATTTTGCTCAATCATAATGGGTTTCCCTCGTCTAAGGAGCATGTAGTGACGCTTAATGATGGTGATAAGTACCAATCTGAATATCACCCTTATCATAATGCTGTCACTGTCGATGATTTTGGAAACACAAAGGCAGAATATTATGATAGTAATCCTACCAAGTTAATTATTGATTTTGCTAACAACGTTCCGATTGCAGTTTTGAAGGCCGGTGTTGAGTCGAAAGGTAACGAATATTTCATTGCGAAGCTTTTCACAATCACCACGAATGTCAAGTCTCTTATGGCCCACACATTTTCCAACGAACCTGTGTCTATCCTACGACGTTTTGATGCTATTTTGGATGTTCGTCTTCGCCCTGAGTTCGTCGATGCTTTAACTGGCGGACTAGATGGATCGAAGATGGAGAAGTTTATTGAGGATGCTTGGATTATTGATTTACAGCGCGTAGAAATTATTCGCACTGGAGATAAGGAAACGGGTGTCCGTGATTCCCACAAATTTGTTGACATTTTGAAAGGTGCTTCTTTCCGCGAGTGTTTGGATGTTCTTAAGACTATGAGTGCGGAGCATTATGCCATCCAGAAGCGTTTTGTCGCTTCTGTTGAGAATGCTTACGACGTAGAACTTTGCGAACACGGTGATTTACCTGCAGAATGTCCTTTGTGTTGGGATCAGAAAGGATGTCAGGAGTGTAGTTTGGAAGAGCAGAGCGGAGACATTTCTGAGGATGTGTTGAAGGAGATTCACGATTCTATTAACATGGACACGTACTGTGAAGAGAGATCTTTGCAAGACCAAGTTAAAGAATGGTATGATGAACACTTCCCCCAGGAAGCTATCGATGCTGCTGCTGATACTGTTAGATCTCTCGTTGATGTTGTGCGTGAACATCACGAGGAGATTTTGAAGGGTTGCGCAATTGGAGCTATTTCGATTGTGGCAATCATTGGTGCTATCAAACTTTATCGTACGTTCGCGAAGATGAATGAACAATTGGAGTTGCAAGGAAATGCCATGTCATTGAGTGATGACAAGGAGACTGTTCCGCTCGCCCAGCCACGTTATTCGGCTGATGAGGCGGAGAATGTCTGGAAGACTGTACGTCCCATTTCTGTCCCGCATTCCTCTAAATCTAAGTGTACTGTTGCGAAGAATTTTGATCCCATGTTGTGGAGTTGCATCCAGCGTTGTGAGGTGACTTGGCCCGATAAGAGTAAGAAGGTGTCTATGATTATTCCTATGCGCGGTTGTGCCTGGTTAGTCCCCACACATATGCTGCCTGATGATGATAGTGTATACACGATAGAGATTTTGCGTCGTGACACTAGTCGTCTAGGAAATGTTGTTAAGGAGCGAGTTTCCAGTTTCGACTGGGTCCGTGTTGGCGGTGATTTAACCTTAGTTTTGCTGACAAGTGCTGGTCCTATGAAGGACTTGTCTGCATATTTAGCTGAAGGTGAAGTTACAGGCACGGCTCGTATTGGAGCTCGTTTGTTTGATTTGAAACCGGATTTTTCCAAGGTTGATCCTGCTGTTCGCATCGGATCTTATAAGGAGTATAAGACTGGTGTGACTTCGTTTATGGGGTTTGATTATAGATTACCATACAATACGTATTCTGGATTGTGTATGGCTCCTATTGTCTCTCTCGATAATGCAATATTAGGTTTTCACTTAGCTGGCAACTCCCGTACAGGTTATGGAGCTGCCCAGTTTGTTTCTAGTGATGATTTTAATAACGCTTATACGAAGTTGCGATCTGTTCGTCTAGTTGCTCATTCTGCTGATACAATGAGAACTGAACGCTTTGGAGTGGATTTTGAGCCATCTCAGCCTATTCCCAAGAAGCATGCCGTTCGCTTTATGGAAGCTGTTGATGGTAAGGATCCTAGTTTGGAGGTGTTTGGAGCCCATGGTATGGGCGTGCCAACTTTCAGGTCTGAGGTTCAGAAGTCGCCGATCAGTGATAGTGTTGATGAGATCATGGATTTGCCGCGTCTTCATGGCCGTCCCGATGGTAGACAGATTTGGAAGCATTGGCAGAGGGATTTGCATTCTATTGCTCATACCCGTGGTGATTTTGAGCCAGTTGCATGGAAACGTGCATCTGATGACTTGCAGGCGCGTTTTGCGCAGGTCTGTGTTGGAAATCCCTCGGATTTGGAGTTGATTGAGCCTTTGGGATGGTACCACACGCTGAGTGGTATTGATGGTGTGAAATCTATCGATCGTATTAATACGAAGTCTTCGATGGGTTTCCCCCTCAACAAATCCAAGAGTATGTATATTGATGTTATTGATCTTGATGTACCAGGCGTTACTGAGGCTATTGACTTTACTGATCCTCAGTTCCGAAGTGAATTTGATTTGCAGGAGCGTCAGCTCGCAGAAGGTCGACGTATTTATACGATCTTCCGCGGCAATCTTAAAGACGAGCCTACTAAATTCACCAAGGACAAGATTAGAGTGTTTGCTGGTTCTGAAGTTGTTTTTACTCTGCTTACTCGTAAGTATTTCCTCCCCGTGGTCAAGTTTATCCAGGACCATGGATTGGAATTAGAGTGTGCAGTAGGACTTAACGCTTTTGGACCAGTATGGGATGATGTTTCATTGTATCTTACCAAGTATGGTGATGATCGTATGATTGCTGGTGATTACAAGGCGTTTGATAAGACTGCTTCATCTAAAGCTATGATGAGTGCTTTTGAAGTTCTTATTGGTGTTGCGCGTCTTGCTGGTTACAATGAGCGATCTTTGACGATTATGGAAGGTATTGCTACTGAGATTTCTTATCCCGTGTATGAGTTTAATGGTGTTATATTGCAGGCGTTTGGATCCAACCCGAGTGGACACCCCTTGACGGTTATTGTCAATAATCTTATTAACAGTTTGTATTTACGCTATGCGTATTATGTTCTGCATGAGGACAGTGTGGTCCCTATGTTCCATGATCGCATTGCTGCACTGTGTTATGGTGACGACAATGTTATGGGTGTTTCTCCGGACGAGACAAAGTTTACGCACACAGCTGTGTCCAAGGTGTTGGGTGAAGCTGGTATTACCTATACTATGGCAGACAAGAAGTCGGAATCAGTTCCTTTGATTAACTTACGTGACATTAATTTTTTGAAACGTGGGTTTAGGTACGAAAAGGAGCTGGAACGATATGTTGCGCCAATTGAGGAGATGTCCATTTCTAAGCTTTTGCATAATGTAAAAGGGAAGAAGGCGTCTCCTGCTGATGTTTCTTTTATGGCATTACACACTGCGAACCGTGAGTACTTTTTATACGGTCGTGAGGTGTTTGAAGAGAAGCGTCAACAATTGGAGCAAGTTGGTTGTCGTCATTTTGGGTCTTTGTTCAGTCTTCCAGGTTGGGAGGAGTTAGTAGAGACATTTGGAGATGAAGAAAAGCTTGGTCACTATATTCGAGGAGATGAATCTTTCGATGAGAAGTTATTTCCCCAATCTGGTGACGCGTCATTGGTGAGTGTTGACGTTTCTGAGCTGACCGATGATCTTTCCAAGATATCTACTGCTTCTGGTGAAGAAGAGTTGACGAGTATTATCGTCGATGTTATGAAAAATAAACCCTTAATTAAAAATGAAAAATTGTTTGGTAAGCAGGAATTTGGTGAAATTGATTTAGTGTACGGTACCTATGTGCACGCACCTGGCCTGTCTTTCCGTGTGTATATTAATATTGAAGTCAAGATTACGAAAGGTGACAAGCAGCGTTGGCGAGAAGTGTGCGATCAATCTACAAAATATGGAAAGATGTTAAATATGATGACTGGACTTACTGTGTATTCGTGTGTTGCGACTGAAGTTGGTTTTACTGTTATACAAAAAATTAGAGGAAAGTATATGAGAAAGGAAGCAGACCCATTGGCAGATCAGCATGTTATTAATTACCTGCGTCGGGTCGCAAAAGAGGAATATCTGGAATTGCGTTTGAAAGTCATTAACAAGAAGAAGATGGATAAGAAAGGCAAGGTGAAGATGCATGTCCCTGAAGATTGGGAACCTTGTCAGAAAAATATGGCGGCTAAACTTCCGCGGGAAGTTTAGTTTAGCACCGCCCCTAGGTGGGGGCGTTATAAATACACCACCAGGCGTTGGGAATACGCCTGTTCGCTAAATTCCCCTTCACAAGGAATATACCGCACTGCTCGTACTTCTGGTATCCAAAACACCAGTAAGCAGTGGACAGGACTTGTGTCGTAGGTAACGTTACGTGTGTCCCTATTTAGGGAAGGTCTCGCCGGCCAAACAACGTGGGCTCTCCGCGCATCTCTAACCCGGGATGTGTCGTGAATATAGTGGGGTTACTAATTGTCTATTATCCATATTTATTATTCCATTCAATGTGTTTGTGAACATGTTTTGTTGCACAAAGAATGGTCAAACAAAAACAAAAACTGGCCTGAAACCGCAGTCAGGCAGTGTGGAGGAAGAGATCATTTGGACCACGGAGTGGTCTGATCAATTTTGTACACACATTCTATTCGAGCAACCAGATCTCGAACCACAATCTGGTAGTGAACGTACGAACTTTTCGATCACGACTGCGAATGATTCTGAATCATCGCAGATTGTCTCCTTTTCGGACAAGGAGGCGAGTTATGCTTATGAGGTGCCGACGTCTATTGACCCGACCCGCATGAACACAGACTCAACAGATGCCGATCTTGGGAATTTCTTTTCCCGTCCGATCAAGATCGCGTCGTACCAGTGGGTTACTGGTTCTCCCTTTTTTCAAAATTTTAATCCTTGGGATTTGTATTTTACTAACTTGCGTGTTATTAATCGCATCGTAAATTTCAACCTGATGCGTGCAACTCTTAAGGTTAAGATAATGATTAATGGAAACGGTTTCTTTTACGGGCGAGCAATCGCTTCGTATCAACCACTACCCGCCCAGGATCAGGTGACTGTTAATCGGTCACCTTTTGTATATGATGTTGTGGAAGCGTCCCAACGACCGCACATTTATATCGATCCTTGTTACTCAGCTGGAGGACAATTAACCCTACCATTTTTGTGGTATCGGGATAATGTCTCAATTCCTCTGGAGGAGTACCAGTACTTGGGCACAATGAATCTCCGTTCAATTAATGCACTGAAGCATGCGAACGGTGCTTCCGAGTCTTGTACCATTTCAGTTTTTGCATGGGCAGAGGACGTCGTTCTCTCTGTCCCTACTTCTGCTGAACCTGGTGCCCTTGCCCCTCAGTCCGGTGCGTCGGATGAGTACGGCACGGGTCCAGTGTCTAGACCTGCAGGCATTGTTTCGCGCGTCGCTGGTATGCTAACTTCAGCTCCAATGATAGGTCCTTTTGCAAAAGCGACCGAGTTAGCTGCTAGTGCAGTTGCCGAAATTGCACGATTGTATGGTTATTCAAGGCCAGTTATGATTTCTGATCCAGCACCGATGAAAATTTCTACTGTTGGCAACCTTGCTAATAGTAACATAACTGATCAGTCCACAAAATTAGCTCTTGATTGCAAGCAAGAGTTAAGTATTGACCCCCGAATATCAGGGATAGGTGGTCAAGACGAGATGGACATCACTTCTTTCGCCATGAGAGAGAGTTTCTTGACTCTTTTCTCATGGGGTACTGCCCAGTCTTCTGAAACATTGTTGTGGAATTGTCATGTCACTCCGATGTTGTACTCTATCAATGCCACGGTTGAATATCATATGACACCGATGGCTTATGTCACTATGCCCTTTCAATATTGGCGAGGTAGCATTGAGTATAGGTTTCAAGTAGTAGCGTCCAATTTCCATAAAGGACGTTTAGCGATCTCTTATGATCCATACTATGCGCAGACCTTTGAGTACAACACGCAGTATACACACATTGTTGATATTGCTGATGCGAAAGATTTTACGATCAAGGTAGGTTGGGGTAACCAACATGGTTGGTGTCGGGCTACAACTCCCGGTACTGCTGCAGCACCATATGCAGCATCCAAACTTCCCACGATCAACCCGGACGTTTACAACGGAACTATTTCCGTGCGTGTGTTGAACGAATTGACGACTCCCAATTCCGGGGTCGACAATGACATTCAGGTTAATGTGTTTGTCAAGGCGTGTGACGACTTTGAAGTAGCAGCTCCAGATGCTACCATTAATCAATACGTGATCGGTCTTGCACCCGAGAGTGGCCTTGTACCGCAATCGGCTGAAGGTGTTGCTGATGCAGAGGACACTGCGGAACCGAACGCTCCGGTATCTTCAACAGTTGAGGCAGTAATGTCCCAGCCGTTGTCGATCAGTGATTGGAACAAACACGTCTACTTTGGTGAGGAGATCAAAAGTATTCGTACTCTACTTAAGCGGTACACTCAAGTAGAGGTAATGGCCCAGTCATCTGCTGGCGACGTTTACTTAGAATTTAAACGTCCCAATTTTCCACTTTATAAAGGTTATCAAATCAGTGCAGTACATTCGACATCGGCTTTGACACCGTTCAATTATGTCAATCAGACCTTTATAAATTGGTTCACCCCTTGCTTTGCAGGAAAGAAGGGAGGAATCAGGTGGAAGTACCACCGGGTTGGCGATACCACCACTAATCAGTTGTTAGGTGTGTATCGTGACCCATATGCTGGCACGAAGTATCAAAATACTTCTGTGACCGGCCCAGGCTATGGCACTCCTAGTGCTATAGCGTGGTGGGGCACAACACAGCTCGGTTCACTTTTGGCCGGTGCTGCAGAAACAAACACCCAAATTGATCCATGTGTAGAGGTAGAGTTACCTTACTACTGGAACAGGCGTTTTGGGTATGCTCGTGACCTGAATCCGAATTCAGAGGATGGATATCACCAGCATTGTGTCTACACCACATCAGATGGTATCACCGGAAATACGACGAATTTTATTAAGTCTATGGTTTCCGTTGGGGAGGATTTCTCACTGTTTTTCTTTGTGAGTACTCCCATCGTGTATTATTTGCCATCTGTCCCTGCTGAATCATAGTCAGTGTGCGCGCTTACGAGCATAGACACACTGCGGTTTGGCAGGTTTAGCTTTTACATCATTATTGCAATGTCCCAGAATGATGAAATCTATCGAGGAGACCCGATAGTCATTAACACGTACCATTGTTAATGCGCGAGTATAATCTCGCGGCGCTAGTAGCTTACTAGAACTTGAGAAATTTTCTTGAGTATGCCGCGGGCATGCTCATGTTTTGGTCTCAAGTTTCAACAGCTATAAGCGTGATCCCTTTTAATATTTTGCGGGAG